AATGGTTTGCCCGTTGTTGAAACTCCATCCGCCGTTAATGTCAACGACGTGCGATCGACCATTCACAAAAAAACGAAGCGGCCACGGCGACGGAGGACCGGGACTTATGGCGTTGTTGCCCCCGGGGCCAAGCGCCGCAGACGTAATCTGAACAAAGCCCGGTGTGGTGCGCAGATCACCATAGCGGTAACCAGAACCGTTGTAGCCGATGTTGTCAGTAGAGTAGGCTTGAATGGCGGCAACGGTCGCAGTACCGTTAGGCGCAGCACCAAACACCGTGTTCTGATTCGGGTGCATCGAACGAAACAGCGTTCGCAGATCACCCGAAAAACTGGCCGTGGCCAGCCCCCATACCCCAAGCCGCGCACCCGCTCCGGGAAAATTAACACTGCCGGGGATGCCCAGCGTGCCAGCTGGACTGGCAAACGGAAACATCAGTAGTCCCCACCCCGCGCATGCACGTTGAACCCTTCGGAATTGTGCGTCGAGGCATACAACGACTCACCAGCTTCAAGCGTAAAGTTGATGGGCAGCTGCTCACTCGCCCACGACGCAACGCTTGCTGACGGAACAATAGCGGCCACCGTCGTCTCAGAAATCAGCGCTGCATTACCTGACCCGCCGTACTTCCACAAGCGAATCATGCCAGCAGTAGTCGTACCAGTCGCGACCATAGTGATGCTGTCCACACGCGTGCCATTTCCGCCCGCTGCGAGTAGCAACGTCAAACCCGCGACGCCAACCACCGTACGTGTCGTGAGCCCCGTCGACAACACGGCCACGCCCCAGTTGGGTGTGACCGGATAGATCGGCAGCGTGTTGGCAGGCATCAGAACGCTCCGTTAAGCACCGCAGCGACAATCATGGCCGGTACCGCGATCGGCACCTCGGTGGGGGCTGTCAACAAAACGGTATGTCCGTCATTCCAGTTCGATGGCCGTACCAGTGTGGTATCGGCAGCATCGCTGATCACTGAGACGAAGTTATGAGTGACCGGCATGATCTTTCCTTCGCTTGCGCTTACACCGCAAAACATAGAGCGCAAGAATCGGCATCAGCAAGACCAACGGCGCTGCCATCGCGAGATCCGCCCAGTCCCAATCAAGCGATGCGTAGAATGGCATTGCTGGCGTCGTTGGTCGGCAGCACGATCGTGAACGTACCCGACGACACCGGCTTCGCACCACCGAAGTCGAGCACTGCGACGGCCTTGTTGCTGTTGGTGAAGTTGTAGATCAGCGCGCCGTACGTTGTGAACGTTGCCGTCACCCACTGCGGATTGGCGGTCCAGCTCCAGAACGCGGTCGTGCCACCCGTCGTTGGATCAATGTTCGCCGCCAGTGCCTGCCCGCCCGTCCCGTACCCACCCGCAGCCGCAAGCTCGCCCGCGCTGGTGTACGCCGTTGTCGCAGCGTTCAACGTCGCCGTGTTGTCATAGAGCGCGATCTTGAACGAGTGACCCCCAGCCGCCGAGAAGTTATGCTGGGCCTTGGCCAGCTCGGCTTTGAAGCTCGTGCACATATAGCTGCCGGTAAAGGCCATAGTCGCTACTCCCTAGAGAGACGCTGCGCCGTTAAGCGATTGGAACTTGTCCACGACGACGTGCTGATCCTGCCGTAGCAGAACGTTCCGCACATCGTAAAACGCCGTGGTGTAACACGTACCACATGGCACTCTGGTGATCACAATCTGTGCTTCGATAGCGTTCGGGACGTCCCACAACTCAGGGACGTTCACCATGTCAATTTTCATGCTGTGGTGACTTCCTCGGTGACCGTTACCGCACCCGACAGAATGGCCACGACATCGCCACTCGACCCATCAACCATTTCCAAATCGTAGACACCGGTCTGCCACTCGAACAACGCCGTATCCACGGGAGTGATCGTAAGCGTGATGGTCTTGGCCAGATCGTCGATCACGAAGCCGGTGCCAGCTTTCGTCACGATCGATTCCAGCTCATTGCCACCCACCTGATCCTTGATCTTCATCCGCGCTGTCATACCGGCAAGATCCGCCGGGTCGTAGTACACGAGGTAGCCCCCCGACTCGTACGGATCGAAGCTCGCGGCCGAGACGTTGGGGAACAGCACAGCGCTGGCGCCGGCAAACGCCACCAGCTGCAGCTCGTTGTCCCATGGCGGCGTGTGCAGCGCGTTGGCCTGCAGCATGCCGACCACATCCGTGATCGCCGCGCGCCAGCCATCGGGTATGCCGTGCGCAAGCGACGTAACCCGCATAGGTGCAACCTGATCAATCGCCGTGATCGCCCGCCAAACAAGGTTTTCTGTCTCCCAGCGAATCACCCGCGAGAATGTCTTACCCTGCTCAATCACCAGATCCAGTTGTTTAGCAGCCATGGTTAGTGCCCCGCACGACCAACCAGATAGCCAACCACCAAGGCGGCAACAGCTTCCAACACAAGAACAACGTACATGTGTCGCGCAATCTTGGACCACAGATTTGCTACCGCAGCGGTCAGTTCTTCTTTCGTCAATGGCATGGGGCTTCCTCAGTAGTTCGGTGCTGCCAGCTCAGGGTAGTGATTGGCGCCCTGAAACTGCATAAAGAACGGCAAGGCACGTTTGTGCACTCCTACACCACCAGTCATTTGACCCAGCGCGACCGCCTGCTGTCGCGCCTTGTACGCTGGTCCGACCGAGCTAGGAGCACCTGCGTACTGCGGCTGTACCTCAGCGATGTGAACAAGATCTTCCATTGCATCGCCCACACCAGCAGCATCACCGTGATCCTGCGCAACCAGCCACTTGTTGCGAATCTTGGCAATCCGCTGCTGCATGATGGCTTGGTTGACGTTCCAATAATTCTGCATCTCTCCTTCTTCTTCTTTTGCTGCCGAACCAAAACCACCCGCCTGCATGACCACGTTCCATGTCGACACATGCAACGGAATCGGCGCATTGCCATCACTCTTGCGCTCATACCCATACGCCGCCAAACGCCCCGCCTTGAAAAGATTGCGAGCAAACGCTGGCAACGCATCGTCAATGGCTTGCGGCCAGTTGCCACGAATGGCAGCAGCTGAACCTGTGGCGACCCCCACACCCACGCCCACGGCTGGGCCGAGAAAATTCATCGCCTGCGTCTTGATCGTGTCGTCGATCTTCTGCCGATCGGTGAGGAAGTTGGTGAACGGCGCCAGATCCTGATAGCCCGAACGTTGGCTCATGTCGAAGTCGAGCAGATGTGGCAGACCTCGCGACACAATCTCGCCACCCTTCTCACCAAAAATTCCTTCCATCGCGTCACGCCAGCTTTTCTCGAAGTCTGGTGGCGTGTCGGCATCATCCTGAAACATCGAACCGAGACGATTCCACAGGCCGGTCATGAGTCCCATGAACGGTGCGCCCAGCGTACCGGCCATGAGTGATGTCATCGCGACGACGCCGGCCAGTTGCTTCGCAGCGACCTTGGCTCCTGTGTTCTTGATGTCACCCCTACCCGCTGCTGTAACCATGCTGCGGATCATCGACTCGACCATCTGCAGATCGTACTGACCGAAGCCGACAACCAATGGCGTCGATCCGCCAATAAAGCCGTGCCGTCCGAACATGCGCGCGATATTGCCTTGCGAGTGATCACCGTCCGTATCACGGATCATGCCGAGTGCGTATTCCTCTGCCGCCCGTTTTTGTTCCGCCGACGCGGCGTTCATCATGTCGTCGCGCGCTTTCGCCCGCTCTGCCTTGGTAGCCCCCTCCGCGTACTTGATGCCCTTGGTGAGATACAGCTCGTGTGCAGACAGGTACGCCACGATGCGATTCGACATCTCGACGTAGTGTGGAAGCAGCGACGCGAGACGGTTAGCTTGCTGCAGCCCACCTTTCGCCGCCTCGAATCCCTCAGTCGTTTGCGGACGCCAGATCTGGTTGTACTGACCGAATGCAGTCAGACCAGACTCCGCAAGCCGGTTGACCGCTTCCAGCTTCGCTCCATCAAACAAATACGTGCCATCTGCTCGCTTGATGTTGCTGAAGTACGCCGCGGGATTAGCGGCATCAACGAGCTTCTGGAATTTGCTCGTACCGGAACTGTTTTCATACGCGTCCTTGATCATGGCGCTCATCATGGCGTGCGAGACACCGTAGTTGCGTGCCATGGTTGCCGCGCTTGTGACGTAGCCGTGCTTGCCACCGAGCCACGGCAGCGTCATCTGCCATGGTTGGTACGCCGTCATCATCAAATACGCAGGTGACAGCGCCAGTCGGAACGGCGCTGCAATCGCACGGATGGCATCCCGAAACGGCGTATTGACCGCAATCCGCGTGTCTTGGACCCGACGTTTAGCTTCCGCCTCAAACACCGCGAGTTTATTTTTGTGCTCGGTGAATGCTGCTGGCTGTTTCTGGATCTCTTTCATCGCGCCGTTAAGCTGATTCATCGCATCGCCCATAAGCGATGCGGCACGAATAGCCGACAGCTGGGTGGTACCACGCTGCAAACGATCGGAATATCCGCGCACCATGTCAGTGCTGGCACCAGCCGATTTGTCGGCATGTTTTAGTGCCTTGAGCGGATTCATCTCGGTCAAACTGTTGATGTACGCCTGCCGCACCTCCTGCTTCATTTGCTGTTTGACGTCGCCCTCCCAGTCCGGGTTGTCGTCAATACGTTTCTCGAACGCGCGCACCCAGCCCGCAGTAGCACCCTCATGGGGTTTGGCATCACCAATGACCGTGCCCGAAGCAAACGTGTCCTCACTCGGCGAACCCTCCTTCGCCTTGGTGTGAAACGCTCCCTCATCGCGCAACGCTTGCAGCCGCTGCTCCGCATATTTCAGCTGCCCCTCATTGTCGAAGTGCATGCGAATCGTGCGGCTGCCGCCCTTCAGCTCGGGTCCCATGTCACGACCAAGACCGCCAGCATTGGGATTTTTGGGATCAAACTCAGGGCGCACAATCGAACGCACACGCTCGTAGAGTCCGGGCTTATCGGCAATCTCGGCGTGCAGGAAAAATTCACCCGGGCGTGTACGCGGTGAATACGGAACGTTGGCCTGTCGATTGGCTTCATTGAGCATCGACTCAGACGCTTCACGATAGGAAGTGACGTCCTGACCAAACTTGGACTTCGGATCAAAGCCCGCTTTTTCTATTGCGGCAGCCGTCGCAGCGCGCGATCTCGCAATGGCAGCCTTCACATTCTGCAGCTGTACACGCGGATCGGTAATCGCCCGGTTGTCTTTACCGTAGGTATGCGCCTTCCAGTAAAGACTCGGGTCAGTGTTCAGACCCCACGTCTTGCGCATCGCTGCCAACTGCTCCATGGCGGTGCGCTGCAGCGTCAGCTCATGATAGGTAGCCATGTGGTCGTACACACGAGTTGCCGTAAGCGGGCCATTCCACGTGTCTTTGGTAAGCGCTGGGTTCAGGTTTTTGGCTGCAGCAAATTCCTTTTCGAAACGCGCGAGATCGCGCGCACGCATGGCTGCCATCTTGGTCCGGTTTTCGACAGCGAGCGGACTGTTGAACATGTCTCGGGTAACGCCACGTGCCTCAGCCTGCTTCCATGTGTCGCCGGAAAATACCCCCGCGTCACGTTCACGACGTTGCAGTTCGAACATCTCCCGTGCCTGCTGTTTATTCTCGTGTGCGAACTTGGCCGCTTCGCGTACCTGATCGTTTCCTTCTCCCGGTGCATTCATCAAATGCTGCGTACCGGCATTGCGACTCTGGGTCACCCGTTGAATAGCGTCATGCGCAGCAATCACCCGGTCGAATAGGGGCGCCACTTTCGGGAATTCTCGAACCACCCGCTCGCGATAATTACGCAGCATGTGCTGCTTATTGTTGACCGTCGTGCCCTTAAGCCACAAGGCAAGCGCCTTCAGATCCAGATCCGAGGGCACCAATTTGCGGGCCTGTGACATCAGCTCAGCGGCCTTGGAGAACGCGGCCTTCGTCTCCCCAATCAACTGCGGCGGCGAACCGGGAATCTTCTCGGCCCGATTAAGGTTGCTGTTGAACACTTCCGTAAGGCTGCGATTCGGACTACCGAACAGCGACGGTGTAACGTCCATCAGCTTTTCGAAATCCGTCTGGTTGATCGCATCCTTGCCGAACAACGAGCGCACCCAATTCACGACTCGTCCATACCAGCCGGACCGGCCACCCAATGCTTCCTGAATGTGCGGGTTATTCAGAGCTTCGGCCAGAAATTCGTGCTCGTTATCCAACGCCAGCCGATGATCCTCACGGCTGTAGTCGGCTACCTTGGCGAACGCATCCATCGCATTGCGAATAACCTGCAGCCCTTCCATTTCCTTTCGCTCTTGCGGGTGCAGTTCAGCGAACGGTCGAGTGAGATTGTCCATGGCGCGATAGATCGCTGCATGCGCGAGCGAGTGCACCGTCTCATGCATCAACGTAATCGGGTTCATGCCACCGCGACCGATTTCAATCCTGTGGCTCGATGGCACATAGCGACCGCCATTGAACGCAGCACCCGGAATCTCGACGATCTCGGCGTTCGGATTGGCTTTGGCGAGCATCTTGGCCACGACGCGCATCAACGGATTGTTGTGCGTCTTGGCGAGGTGTTCCATGATGGCGCCAGCGTGCGGCGTCAAAGCCACTTTGGCACCCAGCGCGGCATCGGAGATCCCTGACAATCCGCGGCTCTGGATCGCATCACGATTGGCAGCTGCAGCCATCGCATCGAGCACTTGCTTTTCGTGCCCTTCCACCACCCAGTGCGTACCCAACTCGCTGGTGACTTTCACCCAGCCCTTAACGCTCTCGTCGATCGCTTGCAGTTTTTGCTCGTCGTCCAGCCGATCGTCCGCTTCCTGCTGAACATTGCGTGCCGTCCTGCCCTCTCGCTTCTTGTCTTTCTTTTCGATTTCATCCCGAATGGTGGCCATCTCGTCCATGAGTTTGGCCGACGCCGCCATCCGCTCCACTCGCGCCTGCCAGCGCGCTTTCTGATCAGCAGACAACGACTTCATGGCGAGGTCTGCTTCTTCCTTGGCACGGGTGCCTTTCTTTTCTATACCGCGGTTACTGAGCAATGCCTTTTCTTCATCGCTCAACTTTTCACCAAGCAGCTCACGTGCCGCAAGGAACGACAACGTGTCGGCATGATTGTTTTCGTTCAGTGCGTTCGGCATCGCATACAGGGCGTTGCCTGCATCCCATCCCGGTTCTTTCCACTTGTCTCTGACGCGATCGGCCTCGGCATTAGCATCGATCGCTCGACGATGCAGCTCCTTGCGCCCTTCGTTCATGCGCCGGCCGATCTCCAGTCGCTTCCTTCTCAGATCAGGAGACTCGGGATCTCTCTTTTCCAGTGCATTGGCCTCAGCAATCAACGCCTGCGTTTTGGCGTCGTATGCCGCCAAATCACCGTGCGCACGAAAGCGCCGGTTGTCGGCACGACGCTGCTCCCTTACTTGTGCGTTTTGCTCCCCGCCTTGGGCTTCGGTGCCCCCCTCCGCGACGCCGACAGTGCGATCGCCAGCGCCTGCCCCCGCGGCTTCCCCGCCGCCAGTTCCGCCTTGAGGTTCGCCCCCACGTTCTTCTTGCCCGGGAATAACGGCATCGGTACCTCCTGCTCTGGGAAAAATCCCTTCGTCCGCTGGTTGACCTTCCGCAAGCGCTGCCGCGCCTTCCGCTGCGGTCGGTGGTTCGTGTCGTGTTTCCTCACGCGCTTGTTCAGCTTGCGCAGCTTCTGCGATCTTTGCGGCCTTTGCCGCTCTCGTCACTTTGGCTTTCGCTTCCTTCGTCAGCGCAGGTTCTTGCGCAGCTGCGCGAGCTTCGCCCCCGGTTCCGGCATCCCCTTGCGCTTGAGCCACTTCGACAGGACGGGGGGCAGCTTCGGGCTCAGCTTGAACGGGGGCTGGTTCGGGTTCGGTCCGTGCACGCTCTTCGGGGGCAACTTCACTGGGCTCGTTACGAGCGGCGCCTTCATCTTTCATTCCTTCCGCATTGATCTCTTCACCCGTGATCCGTTTGTACAGATCACCGAGATGCTTGACGTACGTCGCATCCGAAGTCTCGCCACCCTTCTCCGTCCACAACTGCTTGATCTTCGCCGGCATCTCCTCCAACGGCCCAATCAACCGTGCGATCAAATCCTTCGGTGCAGTCGGCAGAAAATTCTTTTTCAGATCGTTGACCTGTTCCTGCTTGGTGGCTTCCTGCGGCAGCTCCATGAACTGCGCCGACTCAGGCGCACGCGGCACACGTTCGAGTAGCGTCTGCCGCGGTGGGATCTCGCGTGCAGTGGGCTCACCTTGCAGCGCTATCTGTGCGCCAATTTGCGCAGCGATTTTGTCCTTTGGCGTACGCGCACGTGCCGCAGCGGCCGACTCCTCCATCGGTGACACGCCGCCGAGGCCAGCGCCACCCGGTGGTTCAGCAGGCGGCTCACCGCCCGGGGGTACTTCCTCTGCTGGCGCTGTACGCAATCCAGCCTGTCGTGCTTCTTCCGCATCGCGCGCAGCTTGAATCCGTGCCGCGTTCTCATCGGCGGCTTGCTCTGCAGTTCCACCAGCCTGTTCTAGCGGAACCGCGCTGGGCAATGCAGTCCGCGGCCCGGGCAGCGCGAGCGGTGGTGTAGGCTCCGCATCGGGGGTGTACTTGAAGTCAGCCTTCATTCCGACAGGCTTGTCGTCAAGAATCGCCAACTCCGCTTGCTGCTGCCACTCGGTAACATCCTGCAGCGGCGCCGTCTTGCGCATTTCTTTCGCCATCGCTGCAAGCGCAACCTTGCGTTGTTCCTGTGTCGCCGTTGGATCTGTACCGGAAACCAGTTCTGCAGTTCGCGCCTTTACTTTGTTGCTGGCACGAACGCCCCACGCGCCAACTGGCGAGAGCAGCATCGTCATCGCGGCAGTGGGTGCGAGACTGGCCTTGGCGGCTTCCCACGACGTCTGTCCGGTGTTGATGCCTGCACCCTCTTCAATCTCGTTCATCGCGGCAGACGTGCCTGCCTGCAGTGGCAGCTGCACACCAGCCATCTCAAGCATCGTCTTACCGAACGGCTTCAAAAAACCCGGATTGGTGAAGGACTGAATGGCGTTGTCCACGCCGCCCTTCGCAATAACTTTATTGACCAGTGCGCCACCCGCTCCAGCCAAAACGCGACCGCCGACCATCTGCGCAAGCCCTTGCCCAATACCTTGCACAAGGCCACCCTTGACGGCCTGCGCATGCACGACATCTGGATCGGTTCCTGCGGCCAGCCCCCGTTCCTTGATGTCCTGATAAGTCGAACCACCGAAGAGCGCAGCAAGCGCTGCGGTGCTCAACGCTCCTGCAGCAGTGGTCCCCACGACTGGAGCCGCAGCAGCTGTCGCAGCCAATCCCCCCAACGCAGGCACGACAAATCTCGCCCCTGCACCAAACGCACCAGTCGTTTGATATTGAGGCAGCTCCTCACGCTCCTTGCCGAACTTGACCATCGACGCACCGAGGCGATTAACGGCGCTGTCATCCGGCGTGAACGCTTGTGCGGCATGCCCGATCATCTCGGGCAGATCCACCATCGCACCACCAGCGAAGCCGTGACCGATGTCGGTCAACAAACTATTGGGTCGCGTTGGTGGTACAGGTGCTACAGGCTGCGGAGGGGGCGGCATATTCGCCATCGCCCGGCGCACGAACGCCGTCGTTTCCGGAGACGCTGTGAACGGAAGCGGTTGCAGCTGCGGGTAGTCGTCAGGAGTAGGCACAACAGACCTTGCTTAAGGACTCGCCAAACCTTGCCAACCCACCCACTCCTTGGTCTTGGTCATAGGGTTGTAGACATACGTCCCCGGCGTTAGAGTTTGTGGCGGCGCTGCCGGCGCTTCACCCCCATAAGAACGCTTCGACCTCTCGGCTTCTTCCCACTTCTTGTCAGCAATTTGCGTTGCCGTCAGAGCCTTGATGAAGGTATCCGGGGCTGTCTGCTCTCTTTGCAATTGAAGCTGTCCTTGCTGCGTACCAACAATTCCTTGCTGGTACTGACGCGTTGCCTCGCCTTGCCTCAGCCCTTCGAGCCGCGCCAGATAACCGCGCAGCTCGTGCGCTTTGCGCATACCGGTCATCGTGCCATCGTTGCTGTACTGATCGTGTTGCGCGATGACATCACGCATGTGTGAATCGACAATGTCATCTATGCTGCCACCACCACGCGCGCCACCGGGTCCACCGCTCGGCCCGTAATAGCCTGCACCACCCATAGGCGCCGGACCTTGGCCGACACCCGTGAAGGTGTTGAACTGCCCCTTGCTCCCCCGACCCGATCCCACGATCGCAGTACCATAGCCATAATCAAGATTTCGCGGCGCACCGCCCGCAGCGATCGCTGCTTCACCTGCTTGCTTGGTCCACGTGGGCATGCGCCCGCTACCCGTAGGGTCCATCGGTCCCGGAGCGACAGGCTGCGCGTTCAGACTTCCGAGCTGCGACTGAACAAACGCATTCCACCGCGCATTCGAGTCAGCTGATTCCGGCGTGCCCTTGGTGCCACCGGGTGTAGTCGGCGTATCGCTGTATCCGGATTCAAACGGAACAGGGGCGGCAGCGGCAGCAGTGGATTGAGCTGCGGTCGTCGCCTTCGCCGCAGCAGTTGTCGCCGCAGCATTGGCACGCGGAATAAATCCACTAGTGAGCGCACTCAAGAAATTCTGTCCACCACTAAGCAATGGCTGCGCTGCCGTCTTCAATCCCTGATACGTGTCGACTGCAGCAGCAGGAATCAGTGCAGCCGACCCAGCAAGCACACTACCCACCCGACCGGGCATGTCGCCACGACGAATCGCGTCATCCCTCTGCGAAATGAGGTCCTGATACGCTCCGGTCGTCCGCGGAAAATCCGCAGCCGTAGGCGCATCAAACGCGCCGGGACGACCCCCGGGCGGATTCGCCGCCTGCCGTGCTCTGAGCGCAGCGTTCGCCGCAGTCATGTCCACCGGAGCGTTGGGCTTGTACACCGGTTGCGGACGAGTGCCCATCGTCAACGCTTCCGGCGAACCGGGCGCATAGCCACCCGGTGGTGCTGGCATCTGATAGCCCACCGGGTACCGTCGATCGAGTGCATCACTGCCGGGATATTGGGTAGTAGCCATGATCAGTTCACTTCACGTAAGACCAGCTTGCCTGTCCGAACTGCCACATGTACGGCGCCCACGTCTTGCGCTCGATGTCACGCTTGCATTCCTTGACCGCCAGCTCAAAACGCTCACGATGCTGCACCGCCTTCGCGCGATCTTCAGAATCGATGTCCCAGTTGCGCAGCGCACGGAACGCGCCCCACTCCAACATGTCGAGGTGGTATTCCTCGGGGATCTCGAATTCCGCATCCATGTTGTCGAGCGTGACCGACGCGATCGGCTTACGAATCACGCGCAGGTACACCACCTTGCCCACCTGCGTGTCATCCGGCACGCCTAGAAAGCGCATGCGGATGGCGTGATTGCGTGTCGGGTCCATGCCCTCGTCGGTCGTGAACCGCACCGGCTTGCCGGGCGTGGTGACGATCGCGAACTCGAAGTCCTCGGTGTACGTGTTTTGGGTGTTAGCCACGCGCTGGTGCGTGATGCGCACCATGTCCTGCTGGTCATCCTGATGCCGCGCCGAGAGCACCATCAGAATCGACTGGTGCAGCTGGTAGATGTCCTTGCCGTCATTCAACACGACCCGGGTGACGTTGGGCGTCGTGTCGTCGTGAATGCACAGCGTCATGCGCGCGAAGCGCTTGTGCGCGTCGTCGATGTAGGCGACGAGTCGCTTATCCGTCCAGTAATGATCGTCCGGTGGGGTACCGGACTTAAGGGTCGAGAAGTCGCGCAGGATTCCGACGCGCAGCTCGTCAAGCGCGTCGGCGAGATCCACGGTTAAGCCGCCTCTTTTTGCGCCGGAACGTGAGCCAGTACGCGGTAGGGGAACCGTAGCCGATCGCGGAACCCTGTGACCTGTCGGGTCACCGGATCAACGATCGGTGTCGCCATGATCGCGGTATCCAGAATGTGGATGATGCACATCGGCACATCAACCGCAAGACTCGGCTTGATCATGTACGCGCGACCGTCTGCCTGAAGGAACAACCCTGTCGGCGGAATGCTGTCATTCTCTTCAAGCATGATGCGCACGCGCGGTTCGGTTATGACAGGCTTCACCACTTCACGCACGGGCGCATCCCGCACTACCGCGGCTTCCATCCGGATCTCCGGTAGGCCCGGAGCGTCATCCAGATTGTTGCCGAATAGATCATTACCCATGATTACCTTTCCTCTGCGACGGCCTTGTCGAAACTGTTGGCGTATTCCGATTGGTCATCGGGTTCCGGAACCAGCGTGTCGACATTCGCCTTAAGCCACTTGATCACTTTCTCGAACGTGTCGAACGCGTACTCACACTCCGGATCTCGATAGGGTTTCTTCGGATCGCGGTTGGCGGCTTGAATCGCCGGGTCGCACGCGCAGACAACGAAGCCGTTGTCGATCTTGCGGATGCGGACGATGGTGTCGTCCATACAACGCTACCCACCGTGCGCGCGAGCCGTTGCTGCTTTTTCGTCATCCACGACCTGTTGCTGCTCCTTGGTCAGATGCTCTTTCTTCGCTGGCTCCTTCTTCTTCGAATGCGGCGTAGCAGCAGCCTCGTCCTTCGCCAGTGCATCGTGCGCAGCCGTCGCTTCCTGCGTCGCTTTGTCAGCCGCCGCTTTCGCGTCTTGCGCTTCCTTTTCCGCAACAGCTGCAGCGTCAGCAGCAGCCTTGGCTTCGGCATTCGCCGTCTCGACGCCACTCTTCGCAGCTTCGGCGTCACGCTTGGCCTTTTCCGCTGCGTCTTCCTTCACCTTTGCATCCGCTGCTGCCGCTCGGGCGGCAGATTCTGCCGCCGCTGCCGCTTCTGCCAAAGGATCGTCCTTGGGCTTCTTTGCCTCAGCCGCTTCGATCTGGTGCTTGATGTACGCCTGCTCATCCGGCGTCAGCGGCAGCGAATTGACGTAGGCGATTGCTTGATTCGAATTCATGTCGTACTCCTTGATAGAGTCAGCAGCGTGGGACTAACCGAACGCGTACCAGTAATATTCGCCTGACACCGCAATGTCCGCCGCCTTGACCATGAAGCCGTTGCCTTGCACGCCGCCAGCAATTGGCGACGCCGCAGCACCCGGCGCTCCGGGGCCATAAACGGTAAGACCCGCTGCGTCCACCGTGCGTGTGCCCGCTGCGACCGTGCGCATCGACGTCAGATTCGGCATCCCTTCGAACCACTCCAGCATACCTCCGACACCAGCGCCGGCCTTCATGATCCACCCGATCATGCGTGGTTTGAAACCGAGAGGAAAAAATGTGTCCGCCGCCGCGCCCGCATCGGTCGTAACCCTGCCCGACGCGAAATTAGCGACACTGTTTTCTTGCGATACGGTGTTAATGACGAGAGCCATGATGGTTCCTTGTCAAGACAGTGTGAAAATTACGCGGTCGCCGCGACTTCTGCGCGAACCATGAACGCATCCTGCAGGATGATTGCCGCCTGCCACGCTTTCCAGCCGACCGAGCCACGCTGCCCGAGCGGATCGCCCGCAGCAGGCTTCGGATTGACGACCATCGGCGTCAGCGAATCACGGCCACGCAGCGGAACGATCCCGTACGCATCCCGCGCGATGTAGAGCAGCGGGTAAACGTCGGCATTGACACCGCTCGTGGAACGCATCGCGCCCTTGGCGCCACCGGCATCCGGGAACGGCGTAAACACCGTGGAGATGAGATAGCGCACGCGCTCGACCGCGCCAATCTCGTTTTCGAACGGCGTCACCGTGCCGTACTGCTTGGTCGGAATAAAACCGGCCATACCGCGGATGTCGGTTTCCGAATCCGGATGCGCGAGGCAGATGAAGGCAGCTTCGACCGGTTCCGTGCGGAACCTTGTGTCCGACGACACGATCGACGTCAGCGGCTTCGCATTCTGGCGGGTCAGCGCGGTGGTGATCTGACGCTGCAGCGCCAGCGTGGGCGCCGTGTTGACTGCGGTGCGCACACCGCCATTCGCCCAGAACACGTTCGTCCCGGCACGAAGAATGTTGTACCGGACGGCTTCGAACGTCTGCGCTGCCGATTCCGACAGAATTTGTGTGGCTTCCGACAGCACCGGGTCTTCGTGGGTATCTTCAACCACGTCGGTGATCTGAATGTAATCACCGAACTGGTTGAGTTGCACCGTGTAATCGGTGAACCCCAGCTTGAGACCGGCAGGCGTAACACCTTCGATCAGCGGCGTCAGCGACAGCGGTGTGAAAAACGCATTCGCTGGATTGCCGTCACCTGCGGAGCCCGTCGCACCTTGCAGATAGTAACGACGAAACTTCGCAGTGCGCGTGCTGTTCAGCGGAATCGGATAGCTCTGACCGAAGCGCTCGATCACCATGTAAGGCATGGCGCGCTTGAGCAGTTCCTTGACGACGTACGCAGCGGTACGCGGCGAGATGTCGCCGTACGTGACGATATTGGCCATGATGGTTCCTTAAGGTAAGACCGAGTTAAGCAGTCGTGATGGCTGGAGGTGAGTCGTCGAGTGCGTTTTCCGTGTAGTAATCGACGTCCGTGACACCGGCATCCGCATTGAGTTTTGCGCCCAGCTCATCAAGGTGCGTGAGCGTGTGGACGACCGCATCGTGCAGATTGTTGAGATCCACGATAACGGTAGCTTTCAATGCGTCGAGATTGGCCTGCACATCCTTGGGCGCAATCGCGCCCTCGGGTAGCGTGGGTCCCTCGCCGTCGCCACCACCACCGGAACCAAGCGACAAATACTCCTTGCGCATGGCTTCCAGTGCTTCCTTCACATCATGCGACGCAGTCGAAGCCTGAATGCGGTCGGTGGTTTCACTCATGTGGGTTGCTCCAGTGGTTTCTATCCGGCTGCCGATGCTTCATTCCACGCACCCTCGAAGTCGTTCTTGTCGGGTGCAGCAGCTGGGACAGAAGTACGTTTGGAATCGACCACACTCAAGTTGCCCACCGCTTTTTTGGCCGCGACTGAGAGTTCGGTCTTATCTTTTGCTGCTGGTGCTGCCGGCGCTCCGGGAGCCGCCGTTTGCTTCTTGAATTCGGTGATGAGAGACGACACTTCGTCCGGCGTGCCGCTCTTCATGATCTCCTGCGCACCGGCCCTAAACGCAACAGGAAGCGTCTCGACCCAGCTCGCAACCTTGTCGCGCACCGCGTCGTAGTCTCCATGCGCACCGCGAATGTCCTGCAGCGCGAGCTGTTCCTCGATCGCGTCGGCCGTGAGCTTGAAGCGATCGAGCACTGGGCCGTATTTGGCGGCGATTTCCGAGAACACGTACTGCACCGCGTTGAACACCGCGGCCTTGGTCCGGATCTCTTCCGCTTTCGCGATCTCGGGCCATTCCTTGGCGTGCTCGGTCATCACTGCCACTTCGTCCGGCGTCGGCTGGTACCACTGAATCTCGGGCGGCGCAGCAGGTGGTGCTTCTGCAGCAGGCTTGCCACCCTCTGGTTCGGGCGCAGGCGCAGCAGCAGGTTTCTTGGCCGCAGCGAGTTCAGCTTCCAGCTCAGCGATGCGCTGCGCAGCAAGCTCGGTTTCAGTCGGCGGTGGCGACTCCGGTGGCGCGGCCGCGGGCGGCTCAGGCGTCTCGGGTGCTTTCGCTTCCGGGGGCGTCGGCGGCTCGGGTGTTTCGGGCGCTTTCGCTTCCGGTGCGGCAGCAGCTGCCGGGGGTGCAGCGGCTGCCGGTGGCGCTACATCCGGCTCATTGCCTTTCGCGTCCAGCTTTGTAATTTGGTCAAAAACTAGGTCAAATTCATCAGCCGGAACACCAGATGTAGTGGTTTGAGTGGTCATGCTTGTGGCTTATAAGCTACGCATTACACTTTGTCAACAGGTAGGTTAACAGGCTCAGTAAGCCATTTAAGGACCTCCCGGAACCCAGCGCACTTCCCTTGTAGCCGTACGACCTCCGCGGCATCCGCGGTGAGCAGCGATACCTTCGCCCGCTCGATCACTGACGTCAGCATCGCGATCAAATCCGCCGTCGTGCTACTGTCGCGCGCACCATAGATCCGTGCGCGGCACTCCGTCTCCTGCTTGCGTGGGTCGTCTTTCATTGCGTCGTCCCGGTACCGTTCGTGACCGGCTTATCCTTGCCGCTGGTGCGCCGGAAACCCGCTGCGATCGCGGGTGGAACGTCGGCGCCTTGGTGCGCAGCGTGCACATCCTTCGGCGTGACACCCGATTCGAGCCCGCGCAGCACTGCCTCATAAGTGGACACCTGCGCTTGCGCCGATTTCGCTTCCGCCGACGCTGAATTCGAGTCCGCTGCGGTGAGCGATTTGGTGGCATCCGCAAGGAGTTTGCGCACTTCCGCGGCCATCAACGACTTCATCGACTGCTCATCCGCGGCCTGTTTATCCGACTCGGCCTGCTCGGCAGCCTTGGCTGCATCGGCATCGAGCAACACTTCGGAGATGTCGACGTCGCGCACACCGAGACGTTCCTTCACCATCTTGTACCAGTCGATGTACTTGCGCTCTTCCGGCTGCACCGTCTGCGCCAGCATGTCGAGCGCCATGCCGCGCACTTCTTTCGCAATCAGCGACGACGAACCGCGTGCGATGACAGTGAAGTCGCCCTGCACCTCGCGATTCGGATTGAAATGCTTATTGAACAGCACAATCGAATTGATCACCGACATGGTGAACGTGTCGTAGTTGCGCACGACATCCTTGAACGGCAACGCGGCTTGTCCTTGGATCATCGAGGCGCCGGCAGCCGTGCGGAACGGTTCACTCGGCCCCTTCTGCATGTCACCCCCGGTGGCCGGATTAACGAACGTCTCCGCATCGGCAAACGCTTGGCACATTTCAACCACGCCTTGCAGCTCTTTAATGTGCGAATCAAATTTCACCTCGCGCACGGACGGAAACTGCGCCGTCGACATGTTGTCGTCTTCGCGGTACCAGATCTTGTACGGCTGAATGCCTTTGATGTCCTGATCGGTACGTAGCAACGCAGTGTTGATTTCGAGATTCGGACCGCACACGACCGACGCGTTGTCCATCAGCATGCGAGTCGCTGCCGCCATGTTCATCTGCGAATCGCGCATGATGTTCGGCAGCCCGTTGCCGATGATGCTCGAATCGTCTTCTTCAAAAATAAACTGGTGGTACATCTGCACGCGCTCGTCGGGTTCCAGCTCGGCCCATGGGCTCATCAGGCACTTGATGACGCGGTTGTCCAGCGTCCACACCGACGCGTCGACCAGATCGTTGGTCATCTCATCCGGAACTTCGATGCCAGCACTGCGCAGATCCTGCGCCGACACGAAACCGTCCCAGATGATCACTTCGTACTTCGTGCTCGATAGCACGTTGACATTGCTTTGCGTGCCGATGGTGCGCAGCATCGTCTCGTGCGTGCGCTCTTTCCAGTTCCCTTTCGGATTCTGCGACAGGTATTCCTGCACTTCCTCGCCGAAAAAGTCCGGTCTGTCCGCGAGCGCGCGGAGCTGCGATTTCGACAGCACCATGCGCTGAAACTGGCCGTCCATCTGGTGCATGTGCTTCGCCGTCATATCCGGGTAGTAATCCCAGATCGGCACGAATTGCAGTTGCGGGCGATACGCCATCATCTGCTGCGGCACGTACGCACCTGCGATGCCGCGCGCCCACGTGCGCTGCAGCTGCTGACGTACGAACGGACCCTTCAACACCCCGGCGCCGTACAAAATTCCGCTGAACAGCACCTTGCGACAGAGTGCTACGTAGTCGAGATTCCGGTTGCCACCGACTTCGGCCAGCTGATCCTCGACCTCGCGCTCCAGATTCTTCGCCCGCTCCATCGCGAACGCCCGCACCGCAGCCTCGATCGCGGTGTCGGAGAGCTGGCCCCCTGCTTGCTGCGCACCTGTTTGCGCCTGTTGCAGCACCGTCATCATGTCTTCCATCGACAGATTCGGTACCGGCGACGCCGCGAGCCCCCAGTTTTTCTCATTCACCGGGAACAGCAGATTCATCAAACGCGACAGCATCGAGATGACCTTCACACGCGTCAGGCGCGGATAGGCTTTGCTGCGATTAGCATCGAGTGTCTTGGCGACGTCGTTGTCGTACTCGCCGAGAAACTGCATCAGATTGCGCTGCCATTTCAGCTCCTGCAGCTTGCGATGGTTCTCGTATGTTTTGAAATCGGTGGAGAGCTTCGCGCCCAGTGCGCGCAGCTTGTCCATGTTCGGTGTGCCGGTGTAGCTGGAACCGGAAATGTTCGATGAATTTGACGTCATCACCGGAGGGTTCGGCGGCATCGCGTGCGTCAAATTAACCCCGGGCTGGAGCTGATCCATGGCGGTTCCTATCGCACGTTGTAGCTATTCCTGAACATGGGAAGTGGTGGTCGGTTCTTTTGCTTGGCCGTGCGCTCGCTGTCGACGAAAAAGTATAGGCAGAGGTATGAAAAGGCATCTCCCGGGTGCGAATACTGGTTCTTCATCGGTAGGTCTTTAATGTCACCTTTATTGGTGGCATTGTAGCGCCATCCCGAGCGCAGTGCCCGAATCAGTGTTCGACAGCGTGGGTCGATCTGCAGCGCAGCACCGTTCTCCGTGATGCGCGTGGTGTAGTGCTCGATGGCGTCGATGCGCCCCGGCAACTGGTTGTTGCTCGTCGCCACGCGTACCTTGAAATCCTTGCGGAAGATGTCCGCAACAGTGCGCTCGTCGGTCTGCGCACGTTGATTCGATGCCGGATCGGGGGAGACAACGAAATCGGCGTTCTCGTACGTATTTTTCAGGTGCGGTTTCAACTTGTCGCTGATGAATCGTTTCGCGCCGTAGTCGCGTGTGACCAGCTCGCTCAACACAGACAGTCGGCCGAAGTTGTCCACCTGTCCGAAAATCATCGCGCAATTCATCCCCGGGTCGAGCCCGCCGACCAGCTTCAGGTGTGGGTTAAACCGTATCGGCCCTTTGGCGATGTGAATGTCGGGCTTGAATGTCGCGATGACCGGCGTGCCGGCGATCGAATAGCCCCACTCCACTTCAATGAACTGCTTGACCCAGTGCTCGGCCTTGTCCTTGGCGAGTGACGTGTAATACGCACGTTTGCCCGGCAAATTCTCGACGTTCTCCGCGCCTTCGGAGAATCCGGACGGCTGCAGAAAAAACATCCAGTTGCTCTCGGGTGCCTTGCCCGCCAGCACGCGGTCGGTGTGCCGCGCGATCAGCTCCTGTGCCGTCGCGCTGGCGGGCTCGGCTTGGTCGAGTGCAGCGTGCCACCAGTCATCTTCATTGCCCGGGTTCGACGCACCCCACATGCCCCAATTCGTCGCACCCCCGTCACGCTCGCTCGGGTAGCGGCCGCAGCGCGCATCGAGCGCGTCGACGATCGCTTTCGGTATCTGCACGAATTCGTCCAAGATGACGAACGTCGTTTCGAGCGACAGCACGCGTGCGATGTCGTCGGCGGTATCGAGCGCACGGAACAGCACTTCGCACTCGACGTCGGCGAACCGGAGCACGAAGCGCTTGTCGGTGGCGTGCCATGACCCCGCTTCCCCGTCGCGAAACCACATGTTCCACGACGCGATCGTCGTGTCCACGAGCTGTGGCATGGTGTTGCGTACGACCACGGCGCGCACGCGGCGCTTACCGTCGACCGGCGATGGCTTTTGCAGCAGCGACATCACCACGAGCTTCATGAAGATGCCCGTGGTCTTGCCGGAACCCACGGGTCCCATGATCCAGTCGGCGAACAACTCGCCCGGCCGGAAGTGCTTGATGAACGCCTTGACGGTCGGCGCAGGCTTGTAGTTGATCGTCGCCATGGCCCGCGGGCGCTGGGTGGGTGCTACAGCTGGATGTTGATCTGCAGCGGCATGACCATGGCCCGGTCATCGGCCCGGGGCTCGAACCCAGCCACCTTGAAGGTGTTTTTGATCAGGTCCGCTTTGACCGCGGGGTTGGTGCTCGGGGAGTGGATCAGCGCCCAGTTGGTTTTGAGCAGCGCTTCCGCCTGCATGCGAGCCTTGACCCGGAAGCCCATGCCTTCCTTGGCCAGCATGTCCTGCGCGTCCTTCACGGCCTTGCCGAACGCCGGGTTGGCGCAGAGCTTGGTGAATGCGGCCTTGTCGATGCCGTAGGCGGCGCAGATCTCGCGCACCGGGTCCTCGGCCAGCGCGAGTTCCACCGGGAGCATGTGCGGGAAACCGAGCCGGGAGGGATCGATGGAAGCGTGCGTGGAGGGGTCAGGATCGTCCACGGCGCCGTTTTCCGGGACGGGGGGATCGTCGGGTAGCGCAACGGGGGAAAAATCGCGCATAGGGCGTTTTAAGCGGTCCGATGTTCCACGTGGAGCATCGTTGGTCGATAGCGCGGTAGGTTGAGGGTCAGAGTTCGCCGCGGCGGGCACGGTTGCGGGCCTTGTTGCGCTCGATGTAGGCGCGGCGCAGCGCCTTGGCCTTCTCGGGGTTGTTGCGGCGCCATTGCAGGTTTCTCCGTGTGGTG